GGGCAAAAGCCGTTGGCGCCGAAGACGCCTCACAGCTATCGCCACCACGACGCGAACGTGAAGCAGGACCAGCATCCTGGGACAATCAACCACCACATCATCAGCGGTCCCGCAGTTCCGCCTGATACAAGCAGCCCTATGACTGCTTTGAGCGGGATCGTCGGTCAGATCGGATCGATGGCCGGACAGATGGGGGCGCTTGGCGCGGCCGGCGTCGGCCTGCCGGCAATCAATTCGCTCGGGGCGCAGATTACGGCGCTGGTTTCGACGGTTACCGGCCCCGGCGTGACAAGCCCCATGGCAGGACTGCTCGGTCAGATCACAGCGCGCTCTACGACGGCTTCCAGCGCCGGGAGCACCTCTGGCATCGCCGGCATCGCTGCGCGCGTCCAGGGGCTCGCCACGCAGCTACAGGGCATGATGGGCGGCGGGATGTCTCAGATCATCCACAAGACCATCATGGACATAATGAAGGGCGTCAAAGTCGGGGCTTTTCAAGACCAGCACACCACGACACACGATCAAAATGGCATCGTGGACACGTCCACCGCGAAGGTCAATCACGCGGCGCCTGTCCAGTACTTGGACGGCAACGCCTACTTTTCAGACAGCCTTACCTCTGGCCCTCAGTACTCGCCGTCGTACAACATCACATCAGACCGCCGTCTGAAATCTGAGATCGCAGATCACGAGCCGGTGCTCGAAAAGTTGATGTCGTTGCGGGTCAAGACGTTCAACATCAAGCGACCGCTGCACCGTCACGACGGTACCGTCGGCGTCTACGACGATCCGCCGACACCTTCGCTCGGCTTGATTGCTCAGGAGGTTGGCGATAAGTTTCCCCTTATAGTCAGCGGCCACGTTGATAAGGGATATCTTATGATCAACGAAAGCAAAGTTGGCATGTTGTTGCTCAAGGCCTTTCAAGAATTTGTTGTTGAGACACGAGAAGCCCTCGAGGATTTGAAGCATGGGAATGACCGGAGTTGAGCAATGGACATTCAGCTAGTTCAAATTACTGGGCCGGAAGTGGTGACTTTAGATTGGTTATTGTCTCCGATCACGGGCTTGCCCGCTGAGGCGGCAGAGCTGGCCACGGCGGTGACGGTCGCACTGTGCTCGGATGCGGTCGCTGATCCATCGGACGATCTACCAGACCCAAACTCCACTGACTTGCGTGGTTGGTGGGGCGACTGGGATGCTGATGTAATTTGGGGCGGTTGGCCGCTCGGTTCGAAGCTTTGGTTGATGACGCGATCGTCCATAGTTGGTCAGGGCGCCAGACAGGGCGCGACGGTCGATCGGCTTCAGTCGTACATCCAAATCGCATTGCAGCCGTTTGTTGACAACAAAATTTGCTCGTCGTTCACGGTGACGGTGACACAGACAACGGATCAGCAAATTGTCGCATATATTGTGATGTATCGCGGACCAAAGGCTGCGGTGGCGCTGAATTTCCAAGGCGTGTGGAACGAATTATTCCCGCAGCTCGCAACGATGGGGCGGTGAACATGTCATTTGAAAGCGCACGAAGTCATGGCCGGCCGCGACGCGGTTAACGCGCGTGTGTCGCGCATCCTCGGATGGCACGCACGCCCCGAGGATTGGGAGAAGTCAGACGTTGACTTCGTCAAGGCGATTTTAATGCGCTATCGCGCCCATCTGTGCGCCCCTATAATCGACGTAAACGAATAGAGGCCCCGATGCCTTTCATCACACCAACTATTCAATCACTGCGCACCCTGAACAGGGATAATGTGACGGCGTTGCTGCGCAGTGGTCCACTGATCCCGAACAGCGTGTTGCGTGTCATCTCTGACAGCAACGCTGGCCTTGCGTATTTGACGCTTCTCTATTTGAACTGGTTGTCAAAACAACTCCTACCAGATACGGCAGAGGATGATTGGCTGCTCCGGTTTGCCAACATTTGGAACGTTCCGATCGCCAGCTCAACGTTTGCGGCGGGCACGATCCTGGTCACTGGTATGGCCGGCATTCCAATTCCGCTGGGCGCTCAGCTCACCGCAACGTTCAACACGGCGACTGGCGGTCCAACAACTGCAATATTTCAGGTCCAGTCGCTGACGACAGTCGGCGCGGTGCCGACTGCTGTGCCTGTGGTTGCCCTGACGGCGGGTGAGACCGGGCTTGCAATTGGTAGTGCCCTGACGTTCTCTATCGGCATTGCCGGCGTCTCTGGTAGCCCCACCCTTTCAACGTTCACTGACGGTATTGACGGCGACACTGAAGACCAAATTCGCGCCAACGTTTTGCGCCGCATCCAGCTGCCGCCCATGGGCGGTGACGCCGACGACTACGTGTCGTGGGTCATGGCTCTGCCTGGGGTCACGCGCGCTTGGTGCTCGCCGCAGGAACTTGGCGTAGGCACAGTCACGCTGCGTTTCATGATGGATGAGGCGCAGGCGGCGAACGGCGGCATCCCAACGCTGGATCAAGTCAACGCCGTGCAGGTCGCCATCGATGCGGTGCGACCGGTGACGGTGAAAGACTTCTTCGTTGTTGCTCCGATGCCGTGGGCAATCAACTTCGGTATCAACAACCTTGAACCCTACAACGCGTCCACCATTGAAAACATCAACACAAGCGTGACGGCGATGTTGTTGGATAAGGCGGCCCCAGCGGGGGCTCTCCGCGGCGTGTGGCAAGCGGCCACAACCATTTACGCCAACTGGGTCTCCGACGCCATTACGCAGACGGCTGGTGTTGAAAGCTTCGACCTCGTGATGACGGACGCTGTGCCACCTAACAACGGAAGTTTGGCTGTGCTCGGGTCAATCACGTTGGGGGGCTAATATGGCGCTCGATCAACTACCATTGGATCAACATACGAGGCGCAGCGACGCGGATTACGCCAGCGCCTTCTCAGCACTGTTGCCATCGGGCGCAGCGTGGCCGCGTGGGCCGAGTGAGTTGCAGACTGTTCTTTTAGGGCTCAGTCAAATTTGGGGCGCTTCAACCGCTGGAACAATCAGCGTTGACGGTCGCGCTGGCGATTTACTTGAAACGGAAGCCGACCCTCGGGCGACACTTGAGTTGCTCCCGGATTGGGAGCGTGCGTGGGGACTTCCTGACCCATGCGTAGCAGAAGTGCAGAGCATTTCTCAGCGCCGTGCGACCCTTGTTCAGAGGATGACGATCGAGGGTCAACAGTCGCGGGCTTTTTTCATTGAGCAAGCGGCCCTCATCGGCTACGAAGTTTCGATCACAGAATACGCGCCGTTTCAGTGTGGCATCAGTGCATGCGGCGACACGCGGTACACGCCAGGAGTTGGCGGTCAGCCGGCCTACTACGTGCCCGGCATCAACTGGGACGACCCACTAACGTACCGATGGCACCTCGGGCCGCCAGAGCTGCGCTACTACTGGACGGTGCACGTCCTTAAAATGGCGCTCACGTACTTCCAGGCAGGCTCTGGGCAGTGCGGCGTCAACCCTTTGCTATACGTCGGACTTGCAACGGACCTTGAGTGTTTGATCAGGCGTTGGAAGCCGGCGCATACCGATGTGATCTTCGACTACACAGCGCTCGCAGGCGAGCAGGATTATTCACAGCCTGCGCAAAGCGGGCTCTTCATACTTGGGATGGTTTGACATGACCGTAGCAAACGAAGCTGTCTTCCTGAAGGACGCGTTCGACGAAACCTTCGGGCCAATGCTCATTGTGGACATTGGCTCGTCAGGGTCGCCGCTCTACGTTCCGGCGCACACAGTGCTGGACGAGTACGGCAACCCGTCGGCGACGAACACGAACCCGTTGTTTGTCAGTCCGATCCAACACGTTCTCAGCGGAACCTTCACACGGCCAGCTGATACCAACCCGTACAGCAACGGTGATCTGGTGGCCAACTCCACCAACCCCACGGCGGTCGTTCCTCTCGCGTGGAACTTCGCGCGTTATGCGGGAGGCAGCGCCAGCGTCGTCCGGGCCCACTTGTTGAAGTCGGCCGCAGTTGACACCCACGGCGTGTTTCGACTGCACCTCTACAAGTCTTCTCCTGTTGCTGTGAACGGCGACAACGCAGCTTGGCTCACCGCTTCGAGCGGCTACGTCGGCAGCTTCACATTCGATTTCACCGGAGCCAACGTGCGCGTGTTCACCGACGGTGAGAAAGTCATTGCTGTGCCGGATGTCGGCACGTCTGCCATCATCGAAACAGTTGCCCCGTCACTTCAGATATTTGGGCTGGTTGAATACATCGCCCCGTCATCTGGTGAACAATACACACCTGGGAGCGCCGAGGTTTTCACCTTCTCGCTCGAAGTCCAACAGAACTAAGGAGCGTCCCGTGAAATATCACCAGCCGTCGGATCAACCGACAAATCCAAATGCTAGTTTCACCGACGGCAATCCTGCGACGGGTGCCAACGGTTCAATTGTACCTGCGGCATCAATTGAGTTCACGCAGCGGGAGATCGTCAATTTCGAAACGTTGTCAGGTCTAGTTCCGGCCGACACCGAAGGCACGACGATCACTCAGCTCGCGGAGGCCGTGCAGACGAGCGCAGTCCACTGGGGTCTTGACGTTGGGGCGCCAAACGAACTACAGGTCGCGCTCAGTCCGACGCCAGTTAAGTACTACACTGGCATGGTCGTGCGCATCTGCATTGGGAACGATATCACCAACCCTTCGACGATAAATTGCAACGCCATCGGACCTAAGAATATTACGATCGCCGGTCAGTCGACGACTGCTGGTTTGTTCGCCGCCGGCATGGTCATGGATGCGATTTACGACGGTACGCAGTTTCAAGTCATCGGCGGCGCTGCCGTGCTATCGGCGCTGGTTTCCGGTCCAGGAGT